ATTGATCGATTGGCTCACGGGTAAGGCAAAAACTAGTGCTGGTTTTCGTCGGAAAATTCTGTCCAATACAGAAAGATCAAGAGACAACACCGTCATAGGTAGAATGTTTTTCTTCAAATATGACCCCAAGTGGAAAGATATACTTCCCATCTATGACAAGTTTCCAATGGTCTTTCCGATTGAGAGTTATTCGGACGGATTTTTGGGATTGAATCTTCACTATCTGGACTATGGACAGAGATTGTATCTGATCAATCAACTGTCAAAATTTGCTGCCAATAAGAAGCTAACTCCTTCAACCCGACTGAAGTTATCTTATGATTTGCTTCAGTCATCCAAAATTCTTAACAGTTTGGCAAGACCATGCATCAAAAGATACCTTTACTCACACGTTCAAAGCAAATTTATCGAAATAACGCCTGAGGAATGGGACAAGGCTGCCGCATTGCCAGTAGAAATGTTTGTAACAAAGAAATAGGAAAAACATGCCATCATTTCAAATAGAAAATACCATTGATGATTTGACAATGCAGAGATTTCGATCTGTTATGGATCAATATGGTGGTTTGGCAAGAAGTTCCAGATTTATTGCACGCATTACTCCATCAGGTCCAGCAGTACAATTAATTGGATCAGGATCAATCTTAAGAGATTTAGTATATCTCTGTGATACCATCGATATTCCAGGAAGAGAGTTGGGAACACATACTGTTCATTACTATGGACCGGATTTAAAAGTTCCAATGCAGACTGCATTTAACGATTTTGACATGTACTTTATTTGTCGCAATGGATCCTTTGAAAGGCAGTTTTTTGATGATTGGATGACTATGATCAATCCTCCAAGTTCGTATGATTTCAATTACATTGATGATTACAAAGCAGAAATTGATATTTTTACATTTGCAGATCATGGAAGAGAAGAATACACTGTTTCTAAGGATCCCGAAAATCTTATTCCATCCTCAAAAACACCAACAACACCAGTCGCAAACTACAATATCACTTTACATAGAGCATTTCCAATCGTCATACATCAACAACCATCAACCTGGGCAGATGGAGAATTTCAACGATTAATGGTGACTTTCTCATACTATAATTGGACAAGACGCAATAGAGACATTGATCCTAGAGTCAATACTGGACAAGGATATTACAATACACTAGTTGAAGGAAGAGACACAGGCGGAAGATAAGGATATAACATGAGTTTACCAGTCATCGAATTACCAACTTATACAGTCAAACTGCCATCGAGCATGAAGGAAGTTCTGATAAGACCTTTTACGGTCAAAGAGGAAAAACTGCTTCTAATGGCACTACAGTCAGGAGACGAAAAAGATATTATTCACACAACCAAGCAAGTCATAAATAACTGTCTTGTCAATAAGGATGTGGACGTTGAAAAACTACCATTCTTTGACATTGACTATTTGTTCATTGCGCTAAGAGGCAAATCTGTCGGAGATACTGTGGATGTATCGTTCAAATGTAATAATCTGATTGAAGGAAAAGAATGTGGAAACATCTTCTCTGCCAAAATTGACATTGCAAACGTCAAGACAGTCAAGGAAGAGATCGATCCCAAGATCAAAATATCACCAACAATCGCAGTCAAGATGAAGTATCCAACGTATGCGATCATGAAGACCATCATGGATTCAGATACCGCACTCAATAAGAAGATACACATGATTGTTGGAAGCATCGATTACATTCAGGAAAAAGAGAAAGTTCACACATCAAAAGACTTGACACGAGATGAACTCTATACATTTGTGGAAAGTCTCACTCAAGATCAGTTCAAGAAACTGGAATATTGGGTTGATCACTTTCCCTCTTTTGTCGTTACCGCAAATGCCAAATGTAAGAAATGTGGATTTGACCACAGATTGGAGTACAGTGACTTCACAACTTTTTTCGTCTAATGCTTGGTTATGATAATCTGATGAATCACATGCGAACTAACTTTAGTCTTATGCAGCATCACAAATACAGTCTGCAAGAGATTGAAGGAATGATTCCCTGGGAGAAGTTGGTTTACATTGATATGCTGCATCAACACATTCAGAACCTAGAAGACCAAGCAAAACAGAGAAGAAATGAAATGAAGGCACAGAGAAGATGAAGACTGAATCGATAAATTTCAAAACAGTCTATAACAAAATTCGTAGTATGCCTCCAACGGAAAGACGGGAAACTCTTTCTGGAAGAGATGGAGAACATTGGTTATCACTACTTACTCCAACTCAATTTGCTTTACTTTTTCCCGACTACTATAAAAAACCACTACCTGATGTGGGATTGACATTGGCAGCATCTGGGGGTGTTGTTTTGGGAGGACGATCCCCAACTGTAACTTCTGCCACACCTTGGAGTATACCAACATCTTCTGGTGGAAGTGGGGGAACAACATATAGTGGTGGAGGGAGTGGATCAACAGCAACTCCTGTTCCTCCTGATCCAAACAAAGTTCTTGAAGATAAACTAAAAGCAGCAGGTGTTGTCTTACCTGAGCCAGAAATACCTGCAGGAGCAATTGATAGAACTAGATTTGCAAAAGAACTTGAAGCAAATCCCCAAGTCAAAGTAGATTTGTTATCTCTTGCTACAGCAGAAACTGGAGGGCAAGGACCAGAAGCACAACAAAGATGGATGGAAACAGTTTTTAATCGTGCTTATGCTAAAAATAAATCTATCGCCGATATTATTAATCCAAATGGAGTTCCTGGAGAAGTTGATAGAAATGGAAGACAATTAAATTATTGGCCAACAAATCAAAAACGACCACAACTTACAAAAGAGCAGATTGAAGAAAAATCTAAGCTTCTTGATGGTGTTCTTAAAGGATCAAATCTGAGCAACTATGCCACAGATAATGCTTCCAATTTACCAGGAAATCCATTGGGATCAAGAAGAGAGGCAAAATTAAAAGATGAAGGAAGAGAAGATCAAGGAAAATGGGTCAATGGAGAATACTTCTATGTTGACACGCATTATGCAGATGAAATGCGAAGACTTCGCAAGGAAACAGAAGAAAGAGTAGAAAAAGTCAAAATAGGATCAGAAACAGGTTCAACAGAAGAATCTGGTTTGAAACCAAGACCCGATGCTCCAGCGCCAGAACCAGTTCTTCGTCCAGAAGGAATGAACGATGAACTATCCAAATATTTTGATTCCCTGTCTCCAGCAAGACAAAAAGCATTAATCGATCAACTTGATAAAATTGGTGGAATCGAAAAAGCAAATGAGATGGCAAAAGATGCCCATAAAAATGCTTCTGGTATACCGCAAATTCCAACAGCAACTCCAGACAATTCAAAGAAATATCCTGCAGGAGAAGAAAGATTTTATAGAGAGGGGGGACGACTTGTTAGTTCTTCCGGAGTAAAACTAAACGAAAAATTGGTAAATGTTCTTAAGGCAGCATCCAAAGACCTTCCTGATGGTTATCACATCAAAATGTTTAGTGGTGCAGATTCTAGAAGTACTGGAACACGAAATCATCCAGGAGGAGTTGCAATTGATTTGAAAATTGTTGATGGTCAAGGTAGAGAATTGCGCGATAGAGGATTTGGTGAAGGACACAGAATATATGAACAACTTGCTCAATCTATGAAAATTCGTGGACAAGAAATGTATCCAGACACAGATTATATTTGGGGTGGAGCATGGACTGTTGCTGGAGGAGATAGAATGCACTATCAGATTGTTGATCCCGAACAAAAAGTTTTCGGAGCATCTCGAAATTCCGGTGCATACAATTTCGAAACTGGAATTGATCGTGAATTTTGGGCAGGAAAACAAGCAGCAGATCAATTTATGACTAAGGAAGAACTTCGTGCTTATAAAGAAACAATAAGAAAAAAAATTCTTGAAGAAAAACAATCTGCCACACCAACAATTGGTTCAGAAACGGGTTCAACAGAAGAATCTGGACTAAAACCTAGAATTCGAAAGGATTCTGATTCAGAAATTCCTCCAGTACCTATGAAACAAAGAGGAATAACTTCTGGTCATCCAAACGAGTCTGTCCCTCAAGAAGAAGAACCAGAAGTGGCTCCAAATACAACAAATCCTCGAGCACCAGGATATAAACCATCAGCATCTTCACCTGCTGCACCGACAGTGACTCCTGCTCCTGCTCCAACTCCTCCTGGAGTAAGTTCTCCTAAAGTCACCCCTAAAGAGAAGCCATCAGAGAATGTAATTCCTCCGGTCGATGTTCCACAAAATCAATCTTCTGCACAACCAGCAGCACCCACTACAAAAGTTAGCAATGCAGAGATGGGTGCTAAAGTTGAAGCACATTCACCATCGGCACAAAGAGCATATGCACAAACGAACTTTGAACCCAAGCATTATCAGGGTGGAGCAGCAAGTGTTAGTAAAATGGCATAAAAAAAGGCGGGGTTTGATCCCCGCCTTCTTCTTAGGCACCTTGTGCCAATGCTCTAAACTGCTTTAAATCATCGTCTTCATCATCTACAGAAAACGGAGGTTCAATCTCGTCTTCTTCAACAATTGGAGCAGATGCTCTCTTAGCAGGAATTGATGCTCTTGCACTCTTGATTCCAGTCTTGAATGTTTCTTCATCGATTTGAAGAACATCTAACAACTTGGCCTTGAGTTCGTCATAAGACTTGTAGTTCTTTGGATCAGTGAATTCCTTGAGAGAATATTCACTCTTCCAAATCTCTTCCAATTCCTTGTCATCTCCTCTGAGTGCACCCGGATTGCCCCAAACGGACTGATCGTAGTTGGGATAACCATCGACTGTACGAATGCGCAACTTGAGAGGTGCACCTGTCCAGAGATCAAATGGATTGACTGGTGTGTCTCCTTCAAACTCGGGATTCATAAGAAGAGTGATCTTATCGAAAATCTTCTTTCCGAACTTGAAGAGGAAAACCTTTCCTTCATTTTCTGGATTCTTTGGATCAGATTCCACGAAAATGTTGCTGACATAATGCAGACGACGATTTTGTGCGCGGGCCTGATTGCGTTGAGGAGAGTTGTCGTCGGAAGATTGTGACCAAAGAATGGAATTGTATTCCGAAACTGGGTCCTTTCCTCCAATAGAGGTCAGTGAGTTTTCAATATACCACTTACCACCTGGACCCTGAAAACCATGATCGAAATATCTCACCCAGGGAAGAGAATCATCACCATCAGAAGGTGAAGTTGGAAGAAAACGAATAACGGCAGAACCGTTACCAGACTTATCTCTTTCCAACTTCCAGAATCGATTGTCCTTTGAGGACTCAGATGATTCCTTGGAGTTGATCTTCTCAATTTCCTTTGTGAGACGATCAAGTGAACTTGCAGTCTTTTTGAGTGTAACGAATGTGGACATAGTATTTTCCTTTATATTTGCAATGTATAACAACTTATTCACAGTATCATTATGATCTAGTATATATAACACATTTCAATGGGATTGTCAATATCCATTCACCCCAGAAGAGAAAATATCTCTGGATTCCATACGTTTCTTGAAATTGTACGTATCGGATTTAGTAAATCCTGGTTCGCGTGCTTCATAACGTCCGAAGTCTGCATTCCATCCTTCGGAAGCAATGTTTCGATTGGCAATGTATCTCTTGCGCAGTTCATTCTGACTCTTTATTCCAGGAAGATTGGCATACTCTTTATTGCTTTTGGTAACCTGCTGATATTTTTTCTTAACTGCTGTTGCTGCTTTCTTGTATTGAGTCTTGACCGCAGTTGCTGCTTTTTGAGCAGATTTCTTTACAGAAGATGCTGCTTTGGTAACTGCACTCTTTGTCTTTTCCACCCCAGTCGTGATTGATGTGGTAACTTTCTCAGTGACAGGAACTTCTTTTGCAACAATCGTTTCTTTTGGTTGATCAACAGTCACAACTTCCTGTCCGATTTTGGCATTGGTATCAATAAACAATCCATCAGGACCATCACGAACAACAATGCCTTCTTTTGCAGCTCTTGCAATGACTTCCTGCTTTGTAATCAAACCGTCATCAACCAATGCTTGAATGCATTTCTTGGAAAGATTGACTCCAACATTTGCCATGCACTTAGCAAGATTTGGTGATGAAAGAGAATATGCACTACAATGACGCATGTAGTCATAGGCACAATATAGTTTGACGTTATTGCTTTGCGCATGAACAAATGAAACCGAAGCAATCAAAAGCATAAACGAAAGCAAAATTCTGTACATGATACCCCCTATAAAGTGTTAATCATGTATTTAGAATTCTGGACTTTAGTATACCTTTAATTTTGTCCTTGTCATAGGAAAGAAATGGATGGACTTTGTTCATCAGCAATCTTATTCTCGACCAGAGAATATCGTCTTTGCCTATCTTTGCATCAAAGACTGTATCAAAACAAAAGAAGGTATTGAGTATCGCAAGAGTTTCGAGCGAAACACTTCCAGACAGATAGTCTTGCAATATGCTTGGATACTGACCGGACTTGACCTTGAAGATGTCCGATGGGGAAGAACATTTGAGTAGGAAGTCAAGTTCATTCTCAAATGTATAGGTCAGGGACTGCTTTCTTTTGAGATAGGAGATATAGTTGTCGTCAGCATCGTCTTCAAGAAATTCTCCTATCCATAATTTACCTTTGAGAAAATTGGCAATGAGAAAGTCTTC